TGAATCGTTTGTTTGCCATGTGTTTCCTCCTTATTTTTTTCCATTTCGGAAAATTTGTGTACCCTTTATACCATAAATGCTCGCGACTACAAGTATCCATAAATTAGTGAACCATGAAGGGAGCTGCGAGAACATTTCAAAGAACAATTTTACCTTGTCCATCGCTGTTGGGTCATCCGATATCACCGCCCAAGCCAAAATTAACACAGGAGTTGACAAGATTATGAGAACCGCCTCGTCCTTCCAGTCCGATTGTCTTGCTTCTAGCAATTTTCCCTGGTAAGCCTCTTCTCCTCGAGCCATTTTTCTTGCATGTTCCATTTGAGCGTCCGCCATAAGCATTTTTGTCTCTTGACGCTTCTTAAAAATGTGTGAACCAGCGTTTACAGCTAATTTTATTGCACTAAACCACATAATTTACCTATTTTGTTTTAATTTAGCAGCTAAAATTGTTTTTTCAATCGAAGTATCGGCTCTTAACTGTGCTAAATCTTCATTTTGTTGTAATTTTTCGTCAGTTTGCATCTGATTCATCATTGCTTTCATTTTATTTAGGTTAATTTGCTCATCATCAACCTTTTTCTTACGTGCATTTTCTTGTGCTCTGATGTCTAGCTCTCTTGCTCGTAGTTTTGCAATAGGATCATTGTCAAATTGTGAAGTAATTTCTTTTTCTTCCTTCATAAATTCTTCCATCATCTCTGCAATCAGCACTGCTTTTCTAGCTTCTATCTTTTCTGACATCATTCTAGCTTGTATTTGCATTTGTTGAGCCATTTGTGGGTTCTGTTGCATCATAGCTTGCATTTGTTGAAGTTGTTGCATCTCATCTTTAAACTCAATTTCAACTTGTTCTTGAGCCATTAACGAAATGTGTTCAAAAATATTTTTCTCTAGACTTGCCATGACTGTTGGATTGTTTCTAGCCATGTTTGTTGCCATAAAATTTAAGTGAGCCGTCATATGTGCTCGGTGATCTTGACCTGGAAACGCTTGGAACGGTTTCCCTGCCAAAGAATCAATGTGTTCTAAAGCAGGGTCCTTTGGTTGTGGTGGTTGTGGTCGAATTAATACGGTGTCAACATCCTTTACACCAATTGCTTCATACATATTTCTATATGCTTGATACAAATTATGCATTTGAGGATTTGACATTGCCAGTTGCAGTTCTGTTTGCGCTAAAGAAATACGCTGTGTCTGTGAGAAAATGTTAGGGTCAGCAACTGGCAGTATATCCACTCTATCATCAAAGTCTGATTGTTTAATCATTTTTTGACCCCCAACTACATCGTATGGATATTCTGCAGGTAAGTATAATCTAAATACTCTTGATAAAATTTTAAATTCATTTTTGAGAGCTGAATAAATTCTTTTGTGAATAGCAGACATTGTTCTGCTACCTCTTTCAAGCAATGCTACAGTCGTGCCCACAGCTGCTTGTTGATTCCCGTCACCTACTTGCAGGTCCGCTATCGAAGCGAATCTTTGTCCTGCTGATACCACGACTCCCATAAGTTGTAATAAGGTTTGAGAAGGCTCTTTGAAAGGAAGAGTCATAAAAGCGTCTCTTATGTTTCCTCCAGGAGCGTCTACGTCTCTGAATTCACCGGGTTGTATTGATTGTGCATCATCTCTAATTCTAATACCTCTTTGTTTAAATCCAGCAGGTAAGTTTGATAAAGTACCTGCATCTAATAATTGTCTTAATGCAGACGTTGCAGTTCTAGATAATCCACCAATCATGTGAATTAAACCAAAACCGTAAAAACCTAAACCTGGTAAAAATTTGAAATGTACAAAGTATTGTATTTTAGATTTCTTTGGATCGTTTTGTTCATAGTTTCTTCTAATAGATAAAACTTCTCTAGAATTTTCTTCTAAAGTTACAATGTAAGGTAGTTTAATTCCTGTTGGTTCACCATCTGGTCCAACATCTTCAAAACCTTCTAAGTCTAAATTAACATGACATTCTAACAAAGTAAAAATATCATCATCTCTTCCAGTTTTGACTGTGCCTTCTAATTCTAATTCTTTTTTCTCAACGTCAGTTAAATTATCATGACCCGCTTTTAATTCTACATCTCTATAGAAACCTGCCACTTGTTGTTTTCTTAATTCGTTTTCAGAAATTTTAATTCGATGAATAATTGCTTCCGCATCATCTAATGAGGTAGCTGTGTACGGAACAATTAAATCATCTGCTGGAACAAACTTAGATACTGCTCGTTCCAATAAATCATCATAATAAACTTTTTTAAATGCTGAACCTGCTAAAGGTAAATAAAACAACATTTGATCAAACTCTGGTTCGTATTCTTTCATCTGATCCATCAACTGATAGTTCATGAAATCTTTTACACGATTTGACTGTTGAGTTTTTTCTGGAGTTTGAACTCCGATTATTTGTGTTCTGACTGGTCCATTAGCTGGGAGTAACTCTTTATATGCCAACGCCTGAAACTGAGTAACAGCTTCAGCAAGCACCGGATGAGTGGCACCCGAAGCACCGGCGAACGGTTCCGTCCTGTTTTCATATTTAAATCCTAATAGTTCTAATCCTTGAGTATATGATTTTTCCCAATCTTTTCTAGAACTTTTATAGTCTTGATAATTTTGATGTAGTGTTGAAGATAAATAACCTAACTCTCTTTCGTCTACAAAATCAGCTAAGTTAGCATTAAAATCTGTTGCTTGCGATTGTTTTAAAGCTTGTGGATCAAAATCAATATCAACTGATCCATCTTCCATTTCAGTAATTTGAGTTTCACCAGGTTCTACCTTTTCAATTTCCTCAACCATTTCAACTGCGATATCGTCAGTTGTTTCTTCAGGTTGAACTTTTATATTTGGTAGCGCCTTGTCTATCTCTGCCATTATTTTTTTCTCCAGATTGTTTGACTGTTTTAACAGTATTATATTGAATATTCAAGCCCTGTGAACTAGGACCTTTTTTTGGTGGTGGACCTGATTTTTTACCTTTAATCATCTATTATTTCATCTGAAAGTGAGTAATGCTCTCCACCTTCTTTTAAATGTTTATCTCTTATTGCTTTTTGAGTTTCGGTAGTCGGAACTCTGTTTGCAGGGGATTTATAAACATAGGTTTCAAAAACCTCGTCAGCCATGTTGGTGACATTTTGAATTGGATCTACAATTTCTTCTACATAATCTAAATCAACATCACCGTTAGGACCATATCTTCCTATCTCTTGTGCTTCATAAATAAATTCTCCAGGTACTTGTTGCGAGGTTCCGGCATTGGGGTCTACTTCATAACCTGGTTTTCTGTATTCAACAACGGCAGGTGCACCTGTGTCTGTTTCAAATCTAAGTTCTATATTTTCACCATCTTCTAAAACTTTTACACCTTTGTATTCATAAACTTCTCCAACTTTTGTTTCTAAATCACTATCCAATCTTTTTAAAATACCTTTGTTTTTTACAACATTAATTAAATCAAGATATATTTTTTCAACATTACTTGGTGTAACTACCTGTTCTGTAACTTGTTTAGTAGTTTCTTTTCCTGCTAATTTTAACAATCCAGTTTTAGCTGCACCAATGGTTGTACCTAATGCTCCTAGTAATTTTAAAAAGCCACGTCTACTCATTCCACCATCTGAAAAACCTTGACGTTCTAGATAACCGGTTGGAAACATTCCAGATAAAACGGAAGGATCCATTCCTTGTTCTTCCATAATTTTTAATGTTGCTTTTGGACCTATGTTCATTGCGAGTTCTCTAAAACCTTGTTCTAAATAATCTTGTTCTGCTTCCGGTAATTTTTGTGTATCTTCTAATTTAACATCTGAATAACGATCTAAAATATCTTTACCAGTAAATCCAGTGTAAGCATCTTCTACCGCTTTTGATAAATAACCTTGTTCTTTTTGGTACGGATACATTGGATCTCCTTTAGCTTCTACAAAGTCTGTAGGTTTTGAAATATCTTCCCCTTCATAAGGTGCACGAATAGGAGCATCTAAATCTACATCGCCACCATAATAATTTAAATTATCATCTAGTCCTTGTCCGTAATAAGTAAAATTACCTAACGTTCCTTTTGATTGTAAATCACTTAATTCTTTTTTAGATTCTATAATGTTTTGTAAAGATGGTTTATTTTTGTTAACCACCTTATATAAACTTTTTGCTTTCTCTGTATTTTCTTCCAAAGATTTCTGTGCGTTTTGTTTAATCTTATTTGGCAATTGTTCAAAGTCTTCTCTATCTAAACTTTTTTTAGCATTATAAGCATCCGTCACAGCCGTTATAAAATCTTCATTTGCTTTTTCAAAATTATAAATTTTAGAAGTTGCACTGTCCTTACCTAACTCTTCATTTGCTCTTTCAAATTTATCTCGTCCTGCTCCAAACAATCCAACAATCATTGCTTTCTTTGCAGCGTCTTTATCTCCTCTTAACATGTGAGGCATTGCAAAAGCTAATTCAATCGGTAGATCTACTAAACCAAATACTTTACCACCTAAAGACATTAATCGACTTAACTTAGAACCAACCTTACCAGTTTTTAAAGCAGATCTTGCTTCTCCTCTTATATTGTTTTGTACTTCCTCTATCGAACAAGCGAGTGAACCGGTTCCTTCTGCTCTTTTTTGAACATTACAGAATTGACTTAACATTTCATTAATTTCCATATCATCAATTTTTGCTGCTCTTTTTAAAACATCTTTTTTAATTTTTACTCCTGTTTTTTTTAACATTTCATCAAGAGGACTAACTGTTCCAACTCTTTTCTTACCTACTTGAACTTCTATGTCTTCTCCTAAACTATTGTAAAAAGTTTGAAGTGCTTTTTTCTTTTTAGTATAATTTTGAATACCTGGTATAGATGTATCGTCTGTCATCGCTATTCTATTTAACTTACTTGTTAACATTCTTCTTGCTGCACCTTCACTTACGTTCTGGCCTTCAAAAGTTAACATAACATCAAATGGATCTACCTTTACACCTTTAACGTGGTGAATGTGAAAAGGATGTCTTCTTTGACCTAACACCATTCCGTATTGTTCTTTTAATTCTGGTAGTAATCCTTCTTTTGATAAAAAAGCTTTTTGTGCGTACGGTTTAATTATTTTTTCTACTGGTATGTCTGTCATATTTTTTAAATCTTCAAACAAAGTGTCATACCTTAATTTATTTCCATTTTTATCTATTAAAACAACATTTCTTACTTCTTCTCCTTTTACATAATTTGGATGTTCGTGTTTTAAATTTTCCATTTTAAAATACTTACCATCATCTTTAGCGTAATGGTTTCTTCTTAATAAATCTTCCCAAAAAAGACTTTTAGCATCATCATGTTTTCTATAAAAAACTAAATTATTTCTCTTGGCATATCTTTTTCTGTTTCGATCCTCTACATCTTGTTCGTATTTTATCTTTGCTTCTTCACCTAATATGCCAGAAGTTAGATCTTTTCTTCTCTGTCTATTGTATTCTGCTTTTTTTTCCATATAACCAGGTTTTTGTCTTTTCTTTAAATAGGCTTTTCTTTCTTTTACTTGTCTATCTAAACCTTCTTTATCTAATTTAAGAATTTGTTTTAGTCTTTCCGGTCTGTTTTTAAATTGTTCTTGAGCGTATTCTATGTAAGCTGCTCTTTCTTCATCTGTTACAACTGCTTTTGCTAATCTATCTTTTGTAGATCCTTTAAAATCAAAATCTTCCGGATATAATCCTTTTTTTAAACCTTCTTGATATCTTCTATCTATTGTTGTCGGTTTAAATTCTGTTGCTTGTTTTGGATCCGGTATGTATTTTTTAGTTCCGTCTTTATTTTTTTGACTATTTAACCAGTCTGCAAATTCTTTATTTGTTTTATCTTTATGTTGAATTCTTAACTTTGTAAACTTTTCTAAACCTAAATAATTTTTTATTGACTTTAATTCTTTTGCTCTTGGATTAAAGAAACCTTCTCTCGTTCCTAAATCATTTCCTTCTATAACTCCACCACCGATTGCAAACTCTTCTCTAGTCTCTAGCTGCGCGTCGCTAGCATCGGGCATTGTTTCATCGTAGATTACAAATTTGCCGTCCAGGTATTTTTTCGGACGCATGGCCTGTTTGTATTTGCCTATGTCCATTTAAAACCCCGATAAATAACTTAAGCCGCCTCCAGCTTGTTTAGTTCTGTCTGTCATTTGTTTCATGATGTCTAAAACTTCGTCAGAAGATTTACCTTGTCTCATCAATTCAAAAGCTTGTTCTATTGTAGCAAGCACTTCTGCTTT